CAGTTGCTTGCATTTTAGCAATGTTGGCTAGCGGTTCACCATCTTTACTGGTTTGATAAGGCGACATATATGCAAGATCATCTTCACGATCTACACCTTTAACAACAAAGAGTTGCTTTGCAATGTTAATCACTGTTCACATTCTCCTGACATACCAAAACCGTTCTTTTTCCTTACCACAGGAGCACCTGTATTTATCATAGCCATATGGAACCCCTAAAGCATCTGTTTGTGTACGACTCACAAACTTATAGTGGTGTATATGCACAAGCTCCTTTACAAGAGGCTTAGTTTTCTTAAAGAGACTCTTCAATCTATTGATCATACAATCTTCTCCTTTGGTATATCATAGAACTTCTGTGGAAAACTTCCACCCTGTTCTAACCAATCACCGTCTACTTCAAACTGAACAGCTTCTGTAACACCGCTAAGATTAAATAAATCAAGCCAAACCCACACAGGAATAGAATGACCTTCATAATCTAGTTCGTTGTCGATGTAAATTCCCGACCAATCACCATGTGTGGATGAGGCGTAGACTAGTGTACTCATTTTGGTTCTTCTCCAATTTTCATTAGTATTTTTGCAAGGTATTCAACCCGCCGTAGAAACTTTTTCTCAGACTCTTCTGTCTCTTGTTTACCTGCATATTCAATTGGTGGCTTTACAAGCGCAGTAGCTGCGATAATAAAGTGATCTTTACGTGATAATGTCATTCTTCTTCCTCTTCTTTAAGCAATTGCCAATCAGGCGTAAGTGAAACATCCCAACCATTCTCTCCCCAATACTGACACTGTTTACAGTCACAATAATTCGGCAGACTGCAAGAAGCTTCTCTGTATTCATAATACTCGTCGGCATTCATTTAGTCTCTCCTTTATAACACCTATCAGAAATACCGGCAGCCTTAGCTACAACACTATCTTCGCATGTTTTGCCTGTAATGTACATAGCCAATCCACCACAAAACAAAGCTACAATCATACAGAATACGCCAATGTACATCCAGAACTTCTCACTGGCGTAGCTGTAAGCGGATGTACAGTTTGATTCACAGATGAGGCTGATTGCAAAGAAGATGATAAATAGCCACCAAAGAATGTCAATCATTATCTGATTCCCAAGGACTTAGATCTTCATCAACTTCATCCATTGCTTTGTTCCAACCTTCATTGTACACAAGTAAGAGAATTTCTTTGTCTAGTCTACTCATCGTCTTTAGCCAAACTTGAACATCTTTAAAATCTCCCAGATGCCCGTCTACGGCTGCGTTGTAGATCATTTCTTTAATTTCTTCGATGTTCACTTCTTAATCTCCTTCAAGATATTCTCCAAAATCTTACTCTGCTTCTCATTCTCAATCAAGATGCTGTGAATAAGGATATAATAGCCCGAGAATAAGCTAGCTCCAACAATTCCCGCAATCAAGAATACAATCCCTTGCCATATACTTCCCGCCATAATGGTGATGCCAGAAAAGCATAGAACAATCACAAATAAGGCGATGATAAGGAAATTGTTTGTTTTTAGTACAATATTTTTAATTTCGTTCATTTGTATAGCTCCTCAATTTCTTTTTCAATACGTTCAACACTCCACTGAGCGCTACGTAAATCTTCATTTGCTTTTCGGAGTTGGTTTTGTAAGTTTTTCAATACAGCAGCTTTACTTGGACCTTTGTCGTAAGCTTCTTTGTCTGTAGCAAGCACTTTGTAAGATCCTTTCTGCCAGCTAAGATTATAAATCACATCATAATCTTCTTGTTCCCAAGAGTGCAAAGCAATAACATTCCCCGCGTTACACACAAATTCCAAATCAACTTTATCAGGATTTACAAAATGTGTGCTATCAGAAATTCGGATTAGCTCAGGATCAGGACCATTCCAATAAGTATCTACTAGAACAATCCTACCATTTCGTTCAATAGCTACAGCTTGCCGATCCATGCACCAATAAGCTGTTCCACTACCGCTGTGTTTTTGGTAGTATTCGTCTTCGTTCTTGTATGACCAATTGTAGATATCACCTTCTTTGATTTCCCTCATTTAACAACCTCCTCATAATAAGCTTTCACTGAATATGTAATCTGCATCAATACAATGCTGTATGGTTAGTTCAACCATCCGTTTCAGAGACAACCCTACATCGGGACAAATAACTTCAAATCCGTCGAAACGCACACGTAGAGCACCCAACTCATAGTACCAAACAGGTTTCATTTCTTAGCCCTCACTCCACATTTATCACAGGTTAGCATACCATCCATGTCATCGTAAATAGACATTTCTTTCATTGTACCCATGTGGCAGGATTTACAAGAATTTAGTTTATCTTCAACCAATCCTAGTACAGCGTAAACAAGCTCTTTAGCACTGACTTCCGATTTATGGTCAAGATCATTAGAGAGCTTGTCAATGAAATTCATGTATTTATTATAGATTATTTCTTTCTGTTCTTGTGTGAATTTCATTTACTATCCCTTAAACTGCTTAGCCAGTCCCGTTTGGATTCTTCAGTTTCACCATTAAGCTCCATCCATACAGACACAATCTCTTCTGTTGTCATGTCACAGAAATCTTTAGGTGGAGAAATGATCAGAGTTTTGTCTGTCCAGTTCAAAATACCACCTTTGTAACGATCTTGCCAGTAAAACATTTTACCTTCACTGTAGTCTGCAATGCCGTGGCAATGATAACCATCCAAGCTTAGATAAGTAAGCTTAGGATAACGTTCGTATAGAATCAGGTAAGCCATCCACTGAGGTTTATCAATGTCTGGATAAAGAGCTTGCTGAATGGTGTGGATTGCTAAATTACTCATTCTTCATCCTCCACAAATTTCCAACCAAGAATTTCATCACAATTACCAAACTCAGTATTGAACTCCCCGTCTAGCACACCATCATAATACCATTCTTTCGTATAATCCTGCCAATACCCAACATCATATTGAATATCACCTTTGTAATCAACCCCACATTTGAAATAAATCTTTGTTCCATCTTTAGGGATGTTGAATCTAGGACGCCAAGGACGAGAGTCTTTAGCGAGAGTTTCGAGAAGTTTTTCATATTGTTCTGCGTAGGTCCAAGTAGTCATTTGATTTCTCCAGACTCGGGAATAACAGTTCTTATATAAATGGCATACTCATATACACCCTTATCATTCATTTCACAATAACGAGCACGTAGATTTGCATCTTTCCATGATGCGTAGAAAGCAACTGTTTCTTCACCAAGAACATGATTATCTTTATGCCATTTTGTTAACTCGTAGATATTCATTTCTTATCTCCAAAAGGAATAGGCTGTTTATACTCAATTCTCGTAGGCTTACCATGAAGATAGCACGTTTCACAGCAAACACCAAGTCTTTTCCATCGTTTATAAGCACCTTTAGGCTTTGTTGCATGCTGGATAATGTACATATCAGATGAGAATAGATGTTCTTTGCAATAAAGACATACTGTGTGGCTCATTATCTTCTCCTCACACAAGCCATTCAGGTTTATTCCTGCTACCCCAAGTGGCAACAATTGGTCGTTTATCAACTCGTGTTGCCCATTCTGCGTATTTCTTAGACAAATAGTAACGGTAAGCTTTCTCTACGTCAAGACCGTTCATCGAAATACATTTGATTTTAATGTCATCAGGGACAACACAGGCAAAGTCTGTAAGATCTTCTTTTACAATGCCTTTTGGCGGATTCTTAAGCACATCAAGATACTGAGCACAAGCATGAATCTTCCCTGTACGGTATTCATATTCATCACACAAAGCCTTAGCGTGCATCCATGCCCAATGATAGTTAGCTTTGCTTTCACGACACCATTTGCTACTTGGGTGATTTTTGTGTGAAGCTTTGTATACAATCTGATTCCCATCGACTTCAACGTGAGCGGTGGATAGAAGCTGCATTTGTTCAACACACATTTTTACGATATGAATGTTCGCAAGAGCTTGTGCTGATTCAATTGGGCATTTTGAGGTGATGAAGATGTTCATGAGGAATCTCTGTTTGGTTGATGTGGTGATTTTAGACAATAAAAAGCCCTCAGTCAAGAGGGCTAATGAAATTATTCTGGTTCTGTCACTTTAATCCATCTATGAGTTAAGGCATCCATCATAAAATCTTCAAAACCAAACTAGTCACGATAACGGCCTCGGGTGACTTTTGTAAAGATCCGTTCATCATCAAAATCAATATGCCGGAATTTCTCACCAATTTGTAGCGACATAAAGTTTTGCTTTTCAGTTTTCACTTTGTTTCCTCCAAAGATAACAATCTTCCACCAAGTTGAATTCGTTTATACACGCTTTCTTTAGGAATGTCAACGATAGCAGCAATTTCTGACAATGTAAAGCCTTCTTGCCTCAAATTGTAACAACGAATTGATAATGCTTTACTTCTGATTTCTGCTTTAGATCCTGGCATTTAAAACTCCTTACCCAACAATGTAATCTTCTTCAACAATTCCGTTATTTTTGACGCTCATTTTCAACTGAACATTGTAACTCACACCGAACTCTTCCCTGAAGCTTTCTGACATCGCAGAGATTAGCCTAGGAGAAAGGGCTTGTCAAGGCCCATCGTAAAATTTTTACCACTCTCCACAACCTACCATGGAACAGTTCGGCCAATTACGACAACCTAGATGTTTAATCTCATAGTCGTTAATTTCTACTTTATCAAGAATCAGGATAGGTGTAGAGTTTTCATATTGCACTAATAGAATATCCATAGAGGCTTCACTTAAAAGTTCTCGCAACTGTTTAAAGACCTCTTCAGTCATATCTACACCTTTCTTCCCAATCGTCTGCAAAACCTTAGATCGATTCTCATTCTGTTGCAATGAGCCTAAGATTTTATACTTGCTTGACCTTTTTACATCAGGAATCTGGGTGTAATCAATTTCTTTACGTTTGTTGTACAGACCTTCGTGACTAAGGATGTGGCTCATTTCAAGGAGTTGTGCATCATTCTTTGTCATCTTCTCCTTTATTTTTGTAACTGTAATCTCTTTACCTTCGTGGAAATCCTTATTTAGCTCAGAGCAAGAGCTTGTACCACTGTAACAATGTTTGTATCTTGTACCTTTACCCATTCCAATATATTTCAATACACCATCTACATGACAGTGATATACATAATATTGCTGGATATGTTTTAAAACTTCACTCATATATTTATTTATCCTCTTTATTAAATTATTTCGATATTAAGTATTTAATCATTCAACTGAGTTTCAGATATTCCAAGAGAGATTACCCCTACCCTTCCCGTACAAAGAACAAAATCTTTGCCTAAGAGAAAGGTAAAGGTCACGCTCAGAATATCCTCAACTCTTCCTGTGAAAACGTATCGCTACGCCATTCAACTTGAGAACGAGAAAATAGCCTTTAAGGCTCTGTCATAACGCACAGGTACGCTTGACAGCCAAGGAAGGTCTTAGTAAGATTACCTTCTCGAATCGCTTTTATAGGCCCTTACAGCCCCGCTAACAAGACCCGATTCTTTCGACTAGTCTTTGCTATGTGTTAGCTCCCCGGTTAGCTTTAAGTCTTGGCTGCCCGTTGCAGTTGTGTCCGCCACCAAGACCGATCTTTCAATTAATGCCCTTGTTATCGGTTAGAAATTAAAAGAGGGTATAAGTATACCACGAGAATTTACCATATACAAGCTTTTTCGCATGGTAATTTTTCATAGGCTTTTGAAATCCGATTCCTGAAAGGAATACTACAATACGCACAACAGTCTAATTCAATCTCTCTATCATCTTCACACAATCCAATAGAAACATTCTATTTGTATTCCTTGAGAAATGTGGTAAATTGGTGTCTATCGAAACAAATCAAATCAACGCAGTTAAGCTGCAAAGGAGAAACAAAATGACTAAGAAAATAGTAGATGTACGGCGTCAGTATCAATACCTGACTTCGGAGCTTTCAGGTACGATCGATGAGGTTATTGCTTACCTACAGAAGCTGAAGGTTGAATGTCAGACAGAAGGCTCTACATTGGTACTTGAGTGGGAAACCGAGTATGACTACGGTTGTGATGACCGTCAACAAGTGAATCTTTACGACCGTAGACTTGAAACGGACGAGGAGTACCAAACCCGAATTGACCGAGAAGCTGTCGAAAAGGAACGAGTCATTGCCAGAAAACGTGCTCAGCTAGAAGCCCTTAAGAAAGAACTTGGAGAATAAAATCCTTGACAGCTACAGCCGAATGGTGTTTAATTAACACACAGGCAAGCAAACACAGCATCTCGGAGATAAGCATCATGAAACACATCATCGAAATTGACAACCTCATCATCACAGCAGACGTACACGCTTACGAGGTATGGGGAGCAAGTGCTAACGGGCCTTTGTGCGACATTGAATACACAATTGAACGTGTGCTAGAGCTTGACGAGGATGATATCCCATATGTGCTTGACAGTAAAGAATCTGATGCTATTCTGTGTGGGCTTGAGAATGTTGTGAAAACTAAATTGATGCTCGAAATCGGGCGGGAGAATGAAGAATGAGCAAGATTGTTGCGTTTAAAGATTTGTTGAAGGTTGTTAAGAAGCACAAAGATTTTCTAGCTGATGAGCAGCTTTACCTTAACCCTCAGACTCTTGAAGGTATGATTCGTGCCTTTGAAGTCAGTGAACGGTTTGGTGTTGAGCTTTCACATGCACAAAGCGGTGATTGGCTGCAACTTAAAAATGTTTATGATGAGTGGACACGTCTAGGCTTGTTCGGTACTAAGTATGGCCGTACAATTTCTTGGTCTGATGATGGTAGTCAGCCAAAGGACGAATGGTTGTTTAAGATTGGTTTCCCAACAGGCGCATATATTTTTGGAGATGGCAGTCTCTTTGATAAGAATTACCCAAAACAAACGTTCGACGCTTTCTTTGAAGAACTTAAGTCCTATGGCGCCGCTTTCGTGGACTCTGCAAACCACTGTCTATATTTCCGTGAAGACGTGTCCAAAGCGGTGTATGAGAATTTTTGGGATATTTTCAAGAAGCATAAGAAGTTTGTTTCAGATGAAATGAAGGCACAACGTAAGCTTGAGCTGGAGCAAGAACTAGCTAGGCTTAGCGAATGATTTAAAACATCACATTTCCACGCCCAAAAACGTACATAGAAACATTTTCTTGAAGAATCTGTGTACGTAGTAGGGAAGAGAGGGAAAACGTTTTAAATAGGCTATTTTACTGTGGAGAATTATTAAATGAACCTAAAAGCTGAAGAAGAGATTCATGAAATTGCAGGTGAGTTTGACAGGGCACGAGTAACACGGTTCTGGCAATCAGAAGTTGATAGTGAAATTGCAATTGTGGATTATTGGATTGGTGGTGAACACTGGATTACCTTATTTGAAATTTATAATGAAGATTTCACCCGCGTTAACATTGTAGGTCGTACATTAGGTGAGCTTACAAGAATTCTAGGTGAAAAAGAATGATAACCGTCATCAGCTACATCACATTACGTTATTTCTTTGACTCGGATTGGAGTGGTATGCTATTATTGCTACCAATCTTCTTGGACTTGGCTATTTTGAATAAATTTTGAGGGGTGTTTTATGGAAAATCAAGAATATTTCTTTGAGATTTATTATCGTTGCTTGGAAACAGGAGATGTGTTCTATTGCGGTGAAGTTTATGATTACGAATTGCAAGCAATGCATGAAGTAAATACATTGCAACAAGAGTTTCCAGAAAACCATTATTACTATGAGAAGGTTTACCTATGAACCAAACAGAACACAAAAGCATTACAGCTTTGATGAAAGCTATTAAGAAAGATATGGAAAGTGGAATTACACAAATTGCTGTGATTGTTGAAGAAAGCGACGATAACGTAGAGAAGAAGTATATCTATAGTCGTCCGTTTGTTAACGAAGAAAAGACTGAATAACTTAAGGAGTTTTAAATGCAATACAAGAACGAAATTAAAAAGCTGAAACAACTTGTATCTTCGACCACTTGGGATATTCTTGAGCAGTCTGATGCAATTATTGCAGGTGGCTCTATTACTTCGCTGTTCTGCAATCGTGAAGTAAATGATGTTGACCTATATTTCCGTAGTCAAGAGCAGTTTGAGATTTTCATTGACTTAGTGTTTGAAGGGGATTTTGCACTGATTGCAAACAACATGACTAATCGTTCTGTATTGTTCAAAGACAAAGAGACTAATCAATACGTTCAAGCGATCATCTACAAATGGTTCCCTGAAGTTGGTGATATTTTCAAGGACTATGATTTCACTTGTAACATGGGTGCTTTCCAGTTCTCTGATGGAGAGTTGCGAGAAGAAGGGCTTGTTCTGCATGAAGAGTTTTTGAAGCACAATAGCCAACGATATCTTGAATTCAATGAAGGCACAGCCTATCCTTTGATTTCTGCCCTACGCGTTCAAAAGTACACGGAGAAAGGTTATACAATTTCTAAACCCCAATACCTCAAGATTCTGCTTGCTGTTGCTAAAGTTGGGATTAATTCATGGGCTAAACTAAAAGATCATATCGGCGGTATGTATGGTTTGAATCTGGATGAAGTGTTCCCAGAAACTGAGGAATTCTGCTTAGACTTAGCAATGCAAACCCTGCAAGAAATTGAAGCAGATGTTCTTGTTAAATGGGAATGTGCGATTGATAAAGAACAGATCCTTGAGAATCTGGCGTTAAAAGATATCGATGACAGCAAGCGTGAAAAATGTTCTGAACGGTTCTTTAAGAATGTTGGCTTCGATAGTAGTGGTTATTTCTCAGGTTACGCACACAGCTTCAAGTATGCGGTTGGAGAGATTGTGAATGGCGGTAAAAATGGTGTTTACTGCTACAATGGATACGATGTTATGAAAGGCTATTACAACGAGCTTGGGCACATTCTTGAGCTAGAACCGATTGAAGATCAATCTTCTGTTAAGAAACCTGAAAAAGATCCTTGGATGATGCCATTCTATCCAGAAGCTAAGAATCAGTTGTTTGGTAATGTTCGTGTAGTTGCAGCATACACACGTAACGAGTTTATTCGGAAATTCAAGAAATGACATTTACAATTAACATAGAAAATGGGACAAGCATCTATACAGCAGAAGACATTATTAGCTTATAATGATGCAGGATTGCTTTATTGTGGTGATATTTGTCTAAGTAGTGTGATTGATAAAATTGTTGAGTATTATGAAGATAAGCTTTCAGAGATGAAAGAGAATGAGGGTGAAGCTTATTCACATTATCAGGAAGGGTATCAAGCGGCTGTAAGTGAAATTCGTGTATTTGTTGATAATATGTAGGAGGCGTTTTGAGTAAGGATTATGTAGTTGGAAAGAATCCTTGCCCTCGCTGTCGGCGCAGGGGGCAAGACAGGGCAGGCAATAACTTCCACTTCTACGGAGAAGGTCTTGGGGGTTATTGCCATGCTTGTGAATACACTGTTCCTAGTGATGATTGGCTAGCAGAACACGGTGAAATTAAAGAAGATGAAGAGGAGTTTGAAGTAGTGGGTAGTTATTTTGATAAAGAAGTGAATGAAAAGATTAAGAAGCAAACAGGCGTAGATAGTAAAAACTATCGAGGAATTCGTACTGAAATTTCACGACCATTTGGGGTTCGTTATGCCTATTCGGAGGAAGATGGTAGTGTAGTTTCTACTTATTACCCGACTACACATGAGTATGAGATTTCAGGATACTAAGTTCGTCACCATCCTAAACGGTTTGAGGGTATTGGGGAGACTGGGAAGGATTGCGAACTTTTCGGGCAATTCCGCTTTAAAACGAATTCGGGAACTGTCTTGATTTGTGGCGGTGAGCACGATACGCTTGCTGCTTTTCAGATGCTTTCAGACGCACAGAAAAATAAACAGTATGATCCTGTAGCTGTTGTTAGTCCGACTATTGGGGAATCTGGGGCCTATAAACAAATCCAGAAACAATACAACTTCTTCCAGCAAGCTAAGAAGATTGTTGTAGCAATGGATTCTGATAAGGCTGGCGAAGAAGCAGCAGAAAAGATTGTGAAGGTTCTTCCTCGTGGCAAAGTTTTCATTATGAAGATGCGCCTAAAAGATCCTAATCAATACGTAGTGGAAGGTCGGGAACAAGATTTTATTAATGACTTCTGGCAAGCAAAGCCGTATAGTCCAGCAGGTGTTCACGCATCAAGTGGACTTCTAGCAGCAGCTATGGAATACGCAAACCTAAATCAGCTTACGCTTCCCCCTTTTATGGCGAAAGCACAAGCCATGT